TCCATAGACAAGTTATTGTCCACAGAGAGAATCCTAGTATATACCATATCATCTCCTTTTGCCTGTTGCACTATCTTTAGCTTCACTACTACTCAACACAACAAGGTTTCCTTTGTTATACGCTTGACCTAACACAGCATTACCTTTGTATTCTTTCACAGTACGTTTGGTTTGCACTCTCCACTCATAGTCCTTTATATCCCTAGAGGGTAACTGTTCTGAAACACGCTCAGTTTTGAGGGGGGTGGCCTTTCGCACATAGTGGGGGTCTACTCCCATCTTTGCGAGATACTTCTCATGCTGTCTGATTGATTCTTCCATCTTTGCAGAAACAACTTTCTTCTTACGTTTCTTAGGATTGTTTGTGTTCCAATATGCTGGAAGTAAATGCATAGTCATATCTGATTACACTCCAAAGTAAAACTTGATAATACCAGTCGCCATAATAAATGCACCGATAGTATTCAATATCATTAATGCACGATCATGCCACCAATATGCAACGAGTAACCAACCAAGTATTCCCACCAAGTATAACGCCATAGTAAGAGGATATGCTGGAAAAGGATTTACACCCATAGCAGTAGAGAGTTGTGCCGATATGAGAACCATAGAGGCGAACCACTTGACATACCAATCCTTAGTGTGTAGTGGGGTTATCTTTGTTAAGTTCATTATAAAATCTTTCTTTTCAATTGTAGAGGGAAGTGCAAATCACTTTCTCTAAGGTTTAGGGGGGAGGCCCTTTGTGAAATATCTCTTTGGATACTTATTACATTTATAGATTGGCCTAACCTTTCCCAGTATTAAGGGGCCATGTCCTACGAGAGAGTAGAGTAGAAGACTCAACACATAATCACACCATCATCATGGAACTTTCTCTGTGAACCAACCCACCTTAATGAGCCTTCTCTCTAATTCTTACTTACAGTATACTACATTAAAGCACACTTGTCAATACCTTTTATGCAACTTTCTTTGCAGTTTTCTTGAAGACACCAACAGTACCATCTACATAGTTGCCTGTATCACACCATGCAGTAAACGCTTTACACTCATACTTACAAGTAGCGGCCTTAGGGCAAGTACCACAAGGGTCATCTTTCTTATTCTTTGGGCCGTAATAGATATCTTGTGCCGCAACATTTGACTTGGCTTGTCCACCATAAACTTCTGAATCATACCACATATTTAAATCTCTCTCTTTGTTATTGTTTATACTAAGAGTATAACACCTTATACTATAGAAGTCAACCCCTCTGCTGTAATCGTTGCCCACTAAGGGTTACAGAGCACCCTCAAAGTAGCTCTAAGTGTAGCTCTAAGCGAATCACCGAATCACTTTAGTAAGTTCTCACCTTAGTACATAGCCTATTATACACGATTCTCTGGATATGTCAAGGGATTTCTCTGATATATTTTTGAGATTGCTGGAAATAAAAACGATAAGTAACAAACACTAATCACAACGACACTATGTTTATTTTAGCCTTTATTCAAAGTGTCCGATAATCCCATAATAACCCACAATATCCCATGTCTAATCCGATACGGCAGTTACCTACCATATACTCCACTATGAAACTCACTACTATTCCTACTATAATACTAGTAAACAGTAATGTCACAGCGTTATTCTTTATCCATTTCATACTATTAGTTAAATGCAATGAGCATCAACAGTAGACTATTCAATGAGAACCCTATTGCATTTGATACGATATACAATGTATCCTTTGCATAGATGGCTCTTATAAGGAATAGAAACAACCCTAACCACACTAACAGTATGAAGTTCAATGGTGGTAGATCAGTTGACCAACCCATTAGTACTGATACTGATGTAGGAGCAGTCGCACCATGAATAAGTATCATACCTATCCATCCACAAGCCTCACTCATCTTATTTGATTTAATCTTTTTAGTTTTCATATTATAAACCTTTCTCTTTATTGTCTATACTAGTAGTATAACAGTTATATAAGGGAAAGTCAATAGGCGTGCTGTAACCTATACTGTATAAGGGTTACAGAGGATTGTATTATGTGTTGTTTTGTTGTTTATGAAAGAGTTGCGAATCACCCTAGTAACTCTTTACCTACTGTATTGTATATGATAACGTATATCCATATAATAAAGAATATCTTGAGTGCTTTGTCTACTATTGTGAATAAGTCCATTTCTAGAAGAAATCCTCTAATGAACCTTGTGTTCCGTAACTCCTATCCACTAGCCAGTTTATCTTGGTCAATATGAAGTTTAATGGTTCTACGAATGATTTCTCAAACTGTACATCATAGTCTACACTCTTATGTAGATTCAGTTCTTTTGGTAAAGCTGTCATAAAGGATATAGAACTGCATTGATATAGATTAGGTTGTTTCATGTTAATGAACTTTATCTTGTCACCCTCTTGTATATAAGGATACTTGTTACCTAGTTTTCTTTCTCTCACTAGATGATTATACAGTATCGCACCTTTACAATGAATAGGAGCGCCTTTCTTAAACATACCATTAGGATCACTAAACTTCTTGAGTCCATTGACTGATCGTGGATAAGCAATCTCCTCTGGTGGTAGACTCATAAATTCTTCTCTGAAGTCTTGTATGAATGTGTTAAGTTCTTTCTCTGTACCATTCATAATGATGTTCAGTCCTTGTTTAATCTTTTCACGACAAGGAGCAGGAGTTGATGACTTGACTGCTTCTATACCCATGATCTTGAGTTGTGCTTCTTTATACTGCACACCCTCATTATCCCATACGTTTAGAATGTATCGTTTCTTTGCAGTCCATATACCTTTGTCTGCAATCACTTCTCGTGACATCTCCATCTTCTGTTCACTAGAGTTTACATACTCATGCAGATGTTGATAACTTTTCTCAATGAACGGCTCAATCTTCTTTCTAGCAACGTCATCCAAGAATTTGACAATCTTTTTAGTTTCCGTTCCCTCATCAAACAACTGACTGACAAGTTTGTCAAAACAAACATATATCGAATCTGTATCACTCGCAATGACGTAATCATAGTCAGAGGTTTTGTGCAAATCATTAAGATACTGATTAACATCACGCTCAATCCAACGAATGGATAACTGACCAGAAGTAGTAATTGCTTCAGCAACCAACAAATCATAATAACGAAACCAAACATTCCCAAGAGCACCATATGCACTATTGAGAGAAATCTTTTTAGCCATCTGGATATTGTTGTATTTTGAAATATCTTTGAGTAGTTTAGGGTTCTTAGTGTTTTCATATTCTTGTTTCGCCTGTAGTAAGAGTCTTTTGTATTTCACTCTGTCATCATACATACTTTGCATCAACTCTGGTAGAAACCCTCTCTTGTCGGTTCTAAACAATGCACCATTGGGTGTTATAGTATGATTCTTATTTAATTTAGTTGTATCAAATTCCTTGTTCAATAACTTATCAACACTCATCTTTTGTATCTTATTTTGTGATACAAGAGTCTCTGGCGATATGTTATACTGCATAATCAAATGTGGATACAGAGAGTTCAAGTCAAATGACATAACCCACTTATGCATACCCACTTGAGGGTCTTTTACATAAGCACCCTCAAACTTCTCTGGTTTTGATTTAGGTATCTTCTGTGGTATGACAATCTTCTTCTCACGCAGATAATTATAAATTAATATATCCCAATACTTAGTCGAACCAAGAACATCCATATAGTTGACCTTTGCATCATAAGCCATAGTCAGACACAACTCAATCAGTTTCATCTTATCTTCTAGTCTATCCACAAGTTCCACATCCATGATGTTATACTCAATGAATGATTGGAAGTCTTTCTGATACCATTCACTAAAGGTTTCAAATGGATTACCACTTTTCTTTTCACCAAGTTCAACAAAGGCGATATGATCTAGTCTGTATGATTCTTGTGCAGAATAGGTAAACTTACGATACAAGTCAAAGTAATCTAGATGAGCAACACCTTGTATCTCATACACTTGATGTTTACGACCCATCTGAAACACTTCTCTTGAGTGTACA